ATAATCCATAAGACATAATGTCCTGTGTGTTAAATAAATAGTAGAACACAAAAATAAATATCCTATTGTTTTTCTCTTAATCATCCAATATTTTTGAAAGTGAACAAGATTCATATTATTTAAATACAAATAATATTATCTTAAATAATATTATAATGGAACCACAACTCATTGATTATTACAATGAAATGCCATCGGGAATTAATGTAATCGATAAGATGAATGAAGAATTAGCTGATTTACAAAAGAAATATGATGAATTAGAGAAAAAAATAAATAAATTTAAATGTCCCTTTATAATTGTAGATTCAAAAGAAGAATATAAAAAATATAATAACATCATATCCAATGATTTTAAACAAAAAATTAAAGATTTTTTATATGATAAAGAAACAGGGTTATTTGCTACTATAACAGAAGAAGGATGTCATTTTTTCCCCGAATCTTTATATGAGGATTTTATTGATGGATGGTTAGTAAATCATTATGAAGATAAAATAACATGTAAAGAAAGAATAATCGATGAATTGGATAACATAACTAATAATAAAAATAGAGAATGGTGTAAACTAAGGATAAATATAGCATTTGAAACATGCTTAAAAAATAAACCTGCTTTGATAAATATGTCTATTGATGAAAATAAAATTATCGATGATTTAATAGATCGTATCTATAATACTGATGAAAACTTACCCGAATTATATTATGATGTATATGATGATTTCTTAGAAATAGATTATTGTGGTACATTATCTGTCTTAGTTTGTTTTAAATGTAAAAAATGTGAAAAATTAGACTGGGGGAATTCGGATTTATTATGTGATGAATGTAAATAAAAAAATATTTTTCAGTAAGTATTTAAAAAAATATCGTTAAAATAAATTATAATAAAAAATGGTTGCGGTTGGTATTGATCTTGGAACTACTTATAGTTGTGTTGGTTGGTGGAAAGATAATCGTTGTGAAATTATTGCTAATGATCAAGGGAATAGAACTACACCATCGTATGTAGGGTTTACTAAATCAGAAAGACTCATTGGAGATGGTGCAAAAAATCAAGCTTCCATGAATCCAGAAAATACAGTTTTCGATGCTAAGCGTCTCATTGGAAGAAAGTTTGATGATGTGGTCCTTCAAGCAGATATTAAACAATTTCCATTTAAAGTTGTCAATGATGGAAATAATAAACCTATCATTGAAGTTGATTATAAATTTGAAAATAAAAGATATCATCCTGAAGAAGTATCTTCTATGATTCTTGTTAAAATGAAAGAAACAGCTGAAGCATATATTGGAGAAAATGTAACTGATGCTGTCGTTACTGTACCAGCATATTTTAATGATTCTCAAAGACAAGCAACTAAAGATGCTGGAGCAATTGCAGGATTAAATGTTTTAAGAATTATTAATGAACCAACAGCAGCAGCAATTGCTTATGGTCTTGATAATAAAGATGAAGAAAAGAATATTCTTATTTTTGATTTAGGTGGAGGAACATTTGATGTATCTCTTCTGAGCATTGATGATGGTATCTTTGAAGTAAAGGCAACTGCTGGGGATACTCATCTTGGTGGTGAAGATTTTGATAATCTTCTTGTAAAACATTTTTCTACAGAATTCAAAAGGAAACATAAAGTAGATATCACTAATAATAATCGAGCACTAAGGAGACTGCGTACAGCTTGTGAGAGAGCAAAGAGGACTCTTTCAAGTGGTAATATAGCTTCATTAGAAATTGATTCTCTTTGTGAAGGGATTGATTTTTTTAGTTCAATTAGTAGAGCCAAGTTTGAATCTTTGTGTTTACCATTATTCAATAAATGTCTAGATCCTATTACAAAAGTTATTTCTGATTCTAAAATCAGTAAAAATGGTATTGATGAGATCGTCCTTGTAGGTGGTTCGACACGAATTCCTAAAATACAACAGATGTTATCCGATTATTTTAATGGAAAAGAATTAAGTAAGAGTATTAATCCAGATGAAGCAGTTGCTTATGGAGCATGTGTTCAAGCAGCAATTCTTGCAGGCACTACTTCCGGTGATGAAAAAGCAGATGAGATTTTACTTCTTGATGTTGCTCCTCTTTCACTTGGTCTTGAAACTGCGGGAGGTGTCATGACAAAGGTTATAGAGAGAAATACTACAATCCCTACAAAGAAATCTCAGACATTTTCTACATATCAAGATAATCAACCAGGTGTTTCAATTCAAGTATTTGAAGGGGAAAGGCCTTTAACCAAACATAATAATCAACTTGGAACATTTCAATTAGATGGAATTCCACCTGCTCCTAGAGGTGTTCCTCAAATTGAAGTATCTTTTGATGTAGATGCAAATGGAATTATGAATATTGAAGCAGTTGAAAAAGGTTCTGGTAAGACTGAAAAGATTACTATTTCAAATGATAAGGGTCGTTTAACTAGTGATGATATTGAACGAATGGTTTCGGAAGCAGAAAAGTTTAAGGAAGAAGATGAACTTATTAAAGAAACAATTGAATCAAAGAATCGTGTAGAATCTTTGATTTATCAAGTGAAAGGTGTTATTGATAAAGATGGAGTTAAAGAAAAATTATCTGAAGAAGAAATTAGTTCAACAAATAGCATCATGGAAGAAGCTGAAAAATGGCTTCTAGACGATCATAAAAAAGAAGAATACGAGAGCAAATTAGAAGAATTAAATACTCATTTAGATCCAATTATGGCTAAACTACAACCGGCAGGAGGTATGCCTGGTATGGGAGGTATGCCTGATATGGGAGGTATGCCTGGTATGGGGACTGTCCCTGAAGAAGTTAATGAAAAACCAACGATAGATGAAGTTGATTAATCACCGCCTTGATCAGGTTGATTAATATTACTCAAATCATATGTATAGCTCTGTTTATTTTCATATTTAGGGTGTTCAAGTGGTCGAGGCATTGAACTTATATCATTAAGATATGTGTCATGTTGACTTAATTGACTAACAATATTATCAACTGAATATTTTGCTACTCTATCATTTAGAGATCTAATTTCTTTTTTTAATGCTTCAACTGTATTAATACTTGCGTCCCCATATTGAAGGAACATTGATCTCATAATAATTATTAAATTATTATTAGATTGTCTATCAATCGTTTTTCCTGTTTCTTTATTTACACGAAAACGTATTAATTTCTGAATATTTTCAACATTTCCTTCGGAAAAAAATATTTCACTCATCGAGGATTCTTCAAATATACCTTTTATAGAGTTCTTTCCGTAATCTCCAAACATCGATTTTTCTTCAACATCCGCGGTCACATTAGATACAACATTAATATCTGGTACTAAACCATTATTTCCATTATTTCCATAAGTTTCCATAGTATATTCTATTATATTATTTTATTTCTGTAAAATAATATTTAAATAAATTAAATATCTATTTAATAATAAATGATAAATACAAAAAATATAATTAAATATATAATCCTTTTAACAGTTGTAACAATATCAACATACTATATCCCGAATTGTTCTATAATGAATGAACATGCGATTTTTATAGGATTATTAGCCGCAACAACATTCGCAATATTAGATAGATATATTCCTCATGTTGTTCTTGTTGAAAAAAAAGAATTATACTAAATACTTGGAATATACTCCCATTGTAAACTACCACATATCTTTTCCCATATCTGATCCTGTTGCTGTAATTTTTCACGACTTTTTAATAAAGGAAAATATATAAGTAAATCATCCAATTCTAATAATTCACAAAATTTATGCAATACATAAGAATAAGATAAAAAATTCTTTCGTTCTGTTGGACAATGTGTCATAAATGGTGTTTGTATTTCTTTAAACATCATTCGTAATTGTTCTTCATAATGTCTTGTTAAAATAGGTGCTTTTTGACCATTTAATATATTTATAATATGTGGTATATGTTCATAATATTTATTAAATTTTAATTTTTTAAGAATTTCTCTAACATTTTTATAAGATAAATCTTTAATATTAATAAATTTATTCTTTTTTAATTCATCTAATATTCCTTTATAAACTTCTTCAGGTATATCAGTTGTTTCCTTTGCTTGAAATTGAGCCAACCATTCATTAAAATGATTAATTCTCTTATACGCGAAATATGATGATTCCCGAGGAGGATCTTTATATGAAATCTTTTCTGAATTAATAATGATAATTTGAGTAAATCCACATTCTTCACATAAAAGTTTACTATCTATATTCTTAAGAATTAATACTCCACTACATACTGGACATTGTTCCATATTTTTATTACTTGACGTATTTAATATTGTATCATCTATTATAGACATATATTCATTAATTATATCATTATTTTGTTCAGGTTCTTCTTTCTTTTTATTCATAAAATCTAATACAGTAATTTCTTCATTTTCTTTAACAACTATACTCTTCTGATCATAATACTCATTTAGCAATAAAGAAGTATCAAGATAATAATCTACTTCATTTTTAGGATTATATTTTAAATTATTTAATTCTAATTCATGTATCTTATGTAATTTACCTTCATCTGGATCATTACGATATTCTTTTTTTAGTTGATTGATTCCATCTATAGTTTCTTTGTACTTATCTTTATTGTCTTTAAATTCATTTATTTTATTAGTATGAATAGCATCGATGGTAACGCGGGTATCCGCAACTATCCTCTTTAATGGTTTATCCTTAAAAGACATTTATGTTTGTTATTATCAATATTTTCTTTAAGTATTTATCTTTTTTTAAAGACTAGAACACAATATAAAGATTAGAATAAATATAATATTATAATAAAATGAAAAATGAAAGATTATCCTGGGATAATTATTTTTCTAAAATAGTAAATGTAACTTCTGAAAGATCCCCATGTGAAAGACTCCAAGTTGGCTGTCTTCTTGTAAAAGATAATCGAATAATTTCACAAGGTTATAACGGCTTCTTACCAGGGTGTCAACATAA